ATTACACTCCTGCTCTTAATGGTAACAACAGTTTGACTAATGTAGATGATACATCTTCAACTCTTGTTGGTACATTAAACGGACGCATCAAGGTTTACGTTGACCCTTATTCTGCTAACGTTAGTGATAAGCATTACTACGTTGCTGGATACAAAGGTACTTCACCTTACGATGCTGGATTATTCTATTGCCCATATGTGCCTCTACAGCAGGTCAGAGCAATCAATCCAGATACCTTCCAACCAAAAATTGGCTTCAAGACTCGTTACGGCATGGTTTCAAACCCATTCTCAGGCGGACTTACCCAAGGAAGTGGTGCTCTTACAGCCAACGCAAACAAGTACTACAGAAGAGTACAAGTTGCAAACCTCATGTAATTCGGATTACATATTTCAAAAGGACTCTTCGGAGTCCTTTTTTTATGGGATAAATAATGAGTGACTGGAGTTTGTCCTATGCAATTTAACGAGAAAGATGTGAGTTACATGCTTAAAGCATGTGAACATTATAAGAATTTGCATCCTGAACCTGAATATGATATAGTAATAAAGAAATTACATAACTATGAAGAGGAGTATGATTGTCCAGGTTGTTGGGATCCTGCTTCAGAACACACATGTAGAGTATGAAGTATAACGTTGATATTGATGCAGGTAATGCATTTGTGGAAAGACTAAAAATTAAAGCACCTTCTATTGGTGGTTTTGGTGGTGCATTTAAAATCCCGACTGGGTATGAGAAACCTTTACTGGTTTCTGGTACTGATGGTGTTGGGACTAAAATTGAGTTAGGAGGATATAGCACTATAGGAATTGATCTTGTTGCTATGTGCGTTAACGATATCATTACCTGTGGTGCTAAACCTCTATACTTCTTAGATTATATTTCTACAAAGAAGTTAGATAAGAATGTGGATGCAATAATGAGTGGCATTCTTAAAGGGTGTGAGATAGCAGGTATAGAATTAATAGGTGGAGAAACAGCAGAGCATTATAAACAGAGTGACTATGACCTTGCAGGATTCTGTACAGGTATAGTAGAAGAGGATGGAATTATAGATGGTCGTTTAATCAAAGAAGGTGATGTTGCTATTGGTATAGAGAGTAGTGGAATACATTGTAATGGATATACTCTTATCAATGAATGTGGTTTCAAACATCCTGAGTTACTTACTCCAACTACAATCTACACATCTTTAGTATCTCATCTGTTACATGATATACCCGTATTGGGTATGGCACATATTACTGGTGGTGGATTGGTTGAGAATTTACCAAGGTGTTTACCTAAAGGATTAACAGTTGAAGTTAACTATGACAGTTGGCCACTGCCTGATATCTTTAGTAAGATTATGCTCAACTGTGAGGTACCTGAAGAGGAAATGTGTAGGACTTTCAATATGGGTATAGGGTATGTTATAATAGTACCACCTGAAGTAGCAGAGGATGCTGCATACATAATTACAACGCAGGGATACAAATTTTACAACTTAGGAAATGTCACAAGAAACTAAAGTAATCTTTAAGATTCACCAAGATGGTAGAGTGGAAGAAAGGGTTGAAGGTGCTCGTGGAGACACCTGTGAATCTATTACCAAAGCACTCGAAGAAAAACTTGGAGATTTG